CGGCCCTCGACGACGCCGGGATAGCTCAGTCGGTAGAGCGACTGATTCGTAATCAGTAGGTCGCAGGTTCGATTCCTGTTCCCGGCACCACCCCATCTGTGGCTCGTCCTCGCCAATCGCGGATGAATCTACCAAAGGCCCGTTTCTACGGGCCTTTTTTCGTTCCTGCTGCGGCTATTTGTGGCGCTTCTTCGGCAGATGGGCGTAATCTCTACGGCATAACTACGGCAGGGATTACGGCAGATGGCGAGCATCAGGCGCCGGGGCGACAAGTGGCACGCCGAGGTCTATCACCACGGCCAGCGGCGCGGGGCTTCTTTCCGCACCAAGAAGGCGGCTGAGGATTGGGCACGGCAGACGAAAGAGGAGCTGGCCGGCGGGATCGGATCATCGCTGACCTGCCGCCAAGTGTTCGACCGCTACCTGCGCGAGGTCACCCCGGGCAAGCGCTCGGCCAGGCATGAGACCTTCCGCATCCGGGCCTTGATGCTCAATGACTGGATGGGCCTTCCAGTGGGCGACGTCCGGCCTGGGCACATCGAGGACTGGATGCGCGAGCGCCGCGAGCAGGTATCGGACGGGACCGCGCTGCGAGAGTTCAACATCCTTTCGGCCGTGTTCCAGCATGCGGCCCGGATCTGGCGGTTCATTCCCGGCGCGCCGACAGCGGCCGTGCGGCGCCCCAGCAGCCCGAAGGCCCGCAACCGGCTGATTTCTGACGATGAGGTGCGGATGGTCGTGGAGGCCCTCACCTATCGCGAGGGCGATCCCCCGGCAAGCATCGCGCACTTCATGGCCTGCGCTTTCCTTCTGGCGCTGGAGACCGCCATGCGCCAGGGTGAGATCGTTGGGCTGACATGGGATCGGATCCACCTGGATGAGCGCTGGCTGTACCTGGACCGGACCAAGAACGGCCACGACCGCGAGGTGCCGCTATCGTCCAGGGCGCTGCAGATCCTGTCCTGGCTGCCGCAGGATGGTCGCCCCTTCCCCATCGACCAGGCCTCCGGCGAGGCCACGTTCCGCAAGCTGGTCAAACCGCTGGGGCTTGGCATCACGTTTCACGACACCCGAGGCACCGCCTGCACCAGGCTGGCTAGGGTGCTGTCGCCGCTTGAGTTGGCCAAGGTCACCGGGCACCGGGATCTGAACCTTCTGCTCAACACCTACTATCGCCAAACCGGCCGCAGCCTGGCGGGCAAGCTGGCCTAAGCCTCGCGGCAGTTCTCGCGGATCCATTTCTGAACCTCGTCGCTGTACCAGCGGCGGCGGGGCTTCTTGCCTGTTCCTCGCCCACTGAACGCGACGGGGCGCGGGAATCCCGGCCTGCAGACCATCGCCCGCCGGACGACATCCTCTGATTCCAGTTTGCAGTAGGCCGCTATCTCGGCGGCCGTCCAAAGCTCACTCATAGGAGCCCCCCATGAATCTGAAACGTCGGGCGCTGATCGGCGCCCTGGGCGCGCTTGCGTGCGGATGCCGTCCGGCCTTCGGGCCGAAGCTGCACGATCCCTCGGTGAACCAGCCGACGCAGCTGCGATTCGGTCGCGAGGTGCAGCCTTGGCCGAGGTGGCGACCTGAAAACGATCTGATCTACCGGCCGGCAAGCCGCGCGGATCTGGTCGCAGTCCATCGCTACATCGCTCAGGACTGGATCTACCAGCGCGAGCCGGCGCCGGACGACCGCTGGCGCCGAGGCGTCACTGTCGGCGACTGCGAGGACTTCGCCCTTGCCGTCCAGGGCAAGTTGCGCCGGATGGGCGTGTCTTGCCGGCTGGTGATCTGCTGGGTGCCGATAGGCCGCAGCCGATACGATGGCCACTGCGTGGCTGAGATCGACGGCTGGATCTCCGAGGTCGGCGCCGATGACGTCGTGCCGCTGGATTGGCTTGGCTACCATTGGGATCGCGCCTCTGGAATCAGCGACCCAGAGCCCTGGCGGCTGATTGTTTGAGCTCAAGACTGGCGCTCCATTGCGGCGTCGATGGCGGCGTCAATGCCTTCCGAGTCCATTGCCACATCAGGCTGTATCCATAGAGACACAGACGAAGCTTCGTCTAGCTCCACTCGCTTTATGGAAGGCCATACAAAACACTCAACATCACGCAACCACCGATACCGCTCCGCATCCTTCCGCGCCTCATCCAGCGATGTTTCAAGCTGGTTTACCGAGTCGATCAAGTCCTCGATGTCAGACGCTGCTGCGTCGAGTTCGTTTTGCAGCTTGGCGATATGGGCGGCCATGGCGGGGGCTGCGGCGTAATACACGCCCAACTTCAAAAGTCGCTCGCTTTCCCGCTTGAGTTCGTCTGTCATGCCTCGTCCTCGAATATTTCCCTTACGAAGCCAACCTCTCGACTATGGCGCACGCATAGTTCTTCGATGAGCAACCAAAGCGAATCGCTAGAAGTAACCCTATTCACAGAGATAACATTCGTTGACAAAGCTCGATGGCAATCTACACCGATACGAGTCTCTGCACTCAATTGCAGAACTGGACCCAAATCGTCGTCTATGCCGCGAGAAACGGTTAGCTTGCTGTTCATCTCTCGTCCCCGATTGCGCGGGCGAGGTATTGGGCCATAATCTTTCGCCCGTTCACGTTCAGAAAAGCAATCACGTCCCGCACCGCCTCCACGTCCACGGCGGGCGCTGGCGGCTGCGGGGCGGCTGCTAGCGTTGCACTAAGTGGTAGCCATCGCACTACGTCCTCGAAGTCGTACTCAGACCACCCGTATCCTGTCTCGACAGTTTGGGACGACCACGCAACAGGGCACTCTTTTTGCATTTTCCAAACATCGACGGCGCGGATGGTGGTTTCCCCGATCTTCAATTCAACAAGGCATTCAGTGTCGGGCGGGGGAACATGGTCAGGAAAATCTTTCCACCCATCCGGCACCGCGACCGGCGCGGGCTTGGCGAGTTCGGCGCGAACGGCGTCAATAGCGTAGTCGGCGGGCGTGCCGTGTACGTCCTCTGCACTCCGGTAATACTCCAACGCTTCCAGCGCCTGCTGCATCACTTCGCGGCTCATGACTGCCCCCGAAACTTGGCGAGGGCGGCGCGGGCTTCATCCCAAGCGTTTGTCCATTCCGATTCATCCGCGCATTCTTCGCACAGAACTAGGCGCTCCAACGCCTCCACCAACTCCCGCACGTCAGGCGGCGGGACGGGTGCGGCGTAGAGTTTCGTGCCGATGGCGAGATAGTTGTCTATCACGTCGCTTTCAGGGTCCAGCACGATGTGGGAAGTTGGCGAGCTAACCAGCTTTGCCACAGGGTCCTGCTCTCGCAGCCGCTGCAACTCGGCCTCCGCATTCTCGGCGCGCTTGCGCCAGTAGAGCGGGTCGTCGTAGTGCGCCCCGTCGCCGCCGTTCGCTCCGATGATGTCGATGCGGCTCATTTCACGCCCCTCCACTTGTCCTGCTGACGCTGGCGCTTCGCGCGGCGGATGTCCCGCTTCTTGGCCCTCATGTCTGCGCCTCGTAGCAGGAAACCTCAAACTCACGGCGCGCCTCGTGACGGTCCATCCAGGTCTTTTTGTAGATCGTGATGGCCAAACGGCGGATCACGTCCTTGGTTTCTTGGGATCCCGACTGCGCAACATTCGCAAGAATCGCCGAGAGCGCAACCCCGCTGTCGCGGGCCTCGGCAATCGTCTCAGCCAGACTTCCGAGAACTTTGCAGACGTCGTCCTCGGCATGGACCGAGAACGATGCGGCGATGAGGGCTGCTGCTAGGATCTTCTTCATGCTGCCTCCGAGGTTGAATCGGCTATTTTTGAATTGATAATCAAGGCTCACGCTGCATCCTCCAGGGTGTCAAAAAGAGACGGCATGGACATCTCCCGCGACTTGGCTTCGAGGTACTTCACACCGTCGAGGAAGTAGCCGTGGTTCAGTTCGCTTGCCCTTCCCTTTCGGCCCAGGCCGATGGCTCGGTATGGCACGGTCATGAGACCGCCGAAGGGATCGAAGATGATCTCGCCAGGATTGCTGAACCGGACAATCAGCCGGTCCACGATGTCGAACTGCAGGGGGCAGACGTGATTCTGAAGGCCCTTTCGGGTCTGGTCGCCGTTCAGTGTTCGCATGCGGTTGACGTCATGCCAGACGCTGGGGTCGTTGCTTCCGGGGGCGAGCGACATGAAGGTCGACGGCAAGGCACCGCGGGCGTCCAGGGCCTCGCCGATACGGACGTGCGTCTCGTAGTCGTAGATCGTCTTGAGGCTGTAGTCGGTGTAGACCTTGGCCAGCTTATCTGGCCCCAGCCCCTCCAGCTCTTCGGGCGTCAACAGACGGTTCCCGGAGCTGCGCCAGAAGGCATGCGCGTCGACCTGCCAGCGGGCGCGGGTGTAGTCGGCCTTCGACTTGGTGACCGGCGTGTCGGCGTAGCCCTTCGAGCGATCGGACTGGGGCTTGTGGAACAGGAGGATGTATTCGGGCGAGCCGACGCCCATCTTCGTGGCGTCCTTGCACTGCTCAGACCATCCCAGCCGGTAGGTCTGATTGTTCTCCCTCACCACGTCGGTGACGACGGTGATCATCCCGAGATAGTCGAACCCATGCTGCCGACCGTGGAACAGGGCCTCGGCGTGGAATGGCGAGACGGTTGGCACGCCGGCGCCGGTGACGTTGCCGAAGTTGATCCGGTCTTTGACGTGGCAGCAGTAAATGCGACCAGGCTTCAGTATCCGCAACAGCTCTGGCGTCAGGAAGTCCATCTGTTGCCAGAAGTGTTCGTTGCTTTCGGTGTGCCCAAAGTCGTTGTAGCTGGGCGTGTATTCGTAGTGGTTTGAGAACGGGATAGAGGTGATGATCTGGTCGACGCTGTTGTCGGCCATGCCCCGGGTTTCGGCTACGCAATCATTGTTGGCGACGAGCCAGCCGTCACCGCTTGCCTCGATGCGATCCACCCCGATTGATCGGGTCAGGACCTGGGACATCGACAAGCTGTTCAACCCATGCTCACGGATAATCTCGCTCATGCGTTCGACCTTTTCTTCGTGCCGGGACCACTTGTCGCGTAGCGAGGTCAGGACCTCGCGCTCGGTCTCGGCGTAGATGATGTGGATGTCGCACACCTCCTTTTGCAGGAAGCGGACGATGCGGTGGATGGCCTGGATGAAGTCGTGGAACTGGTAGCCAATTCCGACGAACACCGCCATGGAGCAGTGGCGCTGGAAGTTGCAGCCGCTGCCGCTCAGCTCAGGCTTGGTCGCGAGGTACTGGATGCGGCCGTTGCTGAAATCAATAATCCGCTGCTCGCGGGTTTCGAGATCCAGGCTGCCGAACACTTCGACGGCCTCCGGCACCGCCTCCCGGATTGCGTGGCGCTCGGCTTCGAGGTCATGCCACAGAATGGCGTGCCGTTCCGGCTCGGCTGATAGGATGTCCACCATCTTGGCGATTCGCGCCGGCATGCTGTCGCGCTTCTCGCGAGCGGCATCCTGCAGTCCTAGCGCGGCATCACGGAACAGCTTTTTCTGGCCGTCGCGGTCCACCTGATCCGATGTCAGGTCCACCTTCACCTCGTGGTAGTGGACACGAACCTCGGGCAGGTCGTAGCCCTCGTCGCTGAAACCGAGATCTGAGGGGCGCTGCAGAAAGACGGCCCATGAATGAACCCAAAGCCAGAACTCCCGCTCCTTGTGCGGGTACAGCGTCAGGTTGTTGGCCTGGGTGCTGTCGCGCTGGAACCACCGGGTAAGGGCCTGTCCGGTGTCCATGATCCCGAGAAAGCCGGCGTAGTGAATCAGCTCTTTGTAGCGGTTTGGATCCGGGGTGGCGGTGGCAACAAACCGGTACGGCACCGGATCAAACAGGGGCATGAACTCCTGATAGGTCTTGCTGCCGTAGCTGCGCAGGACTGCTGCCTCGTCCAGGCTGGCCATCGTGAACGCAGACGGGTCGATCTTGCCTTCGCGTACCGACTCGTAGTTGGTCAGATACAGGCCCGGTTCATCGATCTCGGAGGTCTGGCGGATGAACCGCGGCGCGCGCTCCCAACCGAGGACTTTGATCGCATCTTCGCGGAACTCTTGGCGAACCCCCAGCGGGCAGGTGATCAGGCCATGGCCACCGGCATGCTCCAGAATCACGCGGCCGACTTCGAGCTGCATGATCGACTTGCCGAGGCCGAAGCGGGCGAAGATGCCGCGCCGGCCACCTCGAACAGCCCACTGCGCCACCGCTTTCTGATGCGGCTTCATAGTGGGATGAAATGCCTCAAGCGGTACGTCGAATCCGCTTGATTCCGCCATGCGGACCTTGCCTTCCAGAAAGCGTTTGTATGGGTCGCTCATGCTTCGATTTTCCTGATCGTCAATTCACCGCCTGCCGCCGCCCTGGTCTGCCAGGTCAGCCATTTGCAGAGGGTGTCGTATGGGATGTCGTGGCCTTCCTCCGCGAGGTGTTCCCAGGTTTCTTTCTGGGACCACCCCCGGGCGTAGATGAGGCGCGCACGCCTCACCACTTCATCGCTGTATGGGCTGGGCTTCATCAGAAGGGCACGTCGTCCCCGAAGGGATCGGCCTGCTGAGGTGCATGGCTGGCCTGCTGCTGGGGCGCCTGGCGCTGGTCGGTTGTCTGCGGTTTCCCGCCGCTGTTACTGCCGCCCGCAAACTCAAAATGCTCCAGTCTGCCTTCCAGGCTCACGCCGGCCTTGCCGTCTTTTTCCCACTGGCGGTTGTGCAGGTCGCCGATGTAGGCGACGACGGCAGACCCCTTGAGCATGTACTGAGCGACCGATTCGGCGCGCTTGCCCCACAGGCTTGCTCGGACCCACTGCGTCTGCTGCTGGCCGCTTTCGTCCTTGCGTCCGTAGTTGTAGGCCAGCGACAGCGACAGCACAGCGTCACCTTGGGGCGTGTAGCGCAGCTCACCGTCCTGTCCGAGCCGCATCAATCCAATCAGTTGTGCCATGTCTTAGCTCCGCTTGCTGGCGACGGTGCGGTCGTTGAACACCCGGATGCCGGGCACCTTGAAGCGCTCCTTCAGGGCCTTGGCCTGGGCTGTCATCGCCTTGGTGTCAACGGCCAGAAGGCTCCGGGCCATCTGATCGCCGGCCATAGCGGCGGCGATGACGGCCTCCACGCTGATGACCTCGGCCTTCCAGTTGTCGCGGTAGCTCACGCCATCGGCCTTCACCACCTCGGCCGGCGCCGCGTACACGGCCACCTGCTCGGATTCCTGCTGTGCGGCTGCCTCAATCTCTGCGGAACGCATGGCGGCTTCGCGCTCGGCCTGCTCGCGGAGTTGGGTTTCGCGCAACTTGCCTTCGCGCTCGGCGCGCTCGGCGGCCTCGGCATCACCACGGGCCTTGGCCTGGGCGGCACGCTCGGCGGCTTCCTTGCGCTCGACGGCGGCACGTTCCTCTGCCTGCCGGCGCACCTCGGCGGCCTCGGCTTCGGCCTTCCGGCGCGCTTCCTCCGCGATGCGGCGGCGTTCGGCTTCCTCGGCTTCGCGGGCTTTGCGCTCGGCTTCGGCCTGCAGGCGGCGCTGCTCGTCGTCGTAGGTCAGCATGGACTGTTTGATGGTGCGCTCGGCCTTCTCGCAGAACTCCACCGGCGCGCGGAACAGGTCCATCACCGCTTTCTTGGCCTGATCCAGCGGGCCGGTGATCGCCTTTCGTTCATCGTCCAGGCGCTTCGCCAGCGACTTCACGTCCTTGAGTTGATCTGCGGCCAGCTCGTACATTTCCGGCCCGTCGATCTTGATGACGCTGGCAAGCTCCAGCGCGTTGCGGGCCTCGCCTAGCATGGCGGGGTTGATCGGGCGCACCCGGACAACATCGGGGACTGCGGTTTCCATTTCAGATTTCTCCGTTTGCCTTCATGAAGTGGTAAAGCGACACCGCCGCCATGAACGTCGGGCGGTCGGTAGGTTTCTTGTGCTCGATCAACTTGTAGCTTTCGGGCGTGAGGTGGAGCGAGAACCGGCGAGGAATCTTCACGCCCTCGCCCTGCTCGGCTGCGGCTGCGTATCCGGCGGTCTGGAGCGCGTGCCACGGCGATTCGATGCCGGTCTTGATGTCCAGCACCGAACGGTCAGACTCGAACAAAATGATCCGGTCAGCGGTGCCGACGTAGTTGTGCAGCGGGTTGAACACGCGCTGCTCGTTGGAAATCACGTCGAACCGAACGCGCTGCCTGAACAGGCGCCACTGCTGCAGGTACGGCGCCACCACCGGGTGAACCGACGCTTCATCGAGTTGACCCGCATCATCCAGTTCGCACGCACGATGCACGGCGGTCCCGATGCGGGCCTTCTGATCCAGGATGGCCGTTGGCACGCGGTCCAAGCCGCGATTGAACACACCCAAGATCGTCGTCACGCTCGGCATGGCCTTACCTTCCACCGTGTAGGTGTGGGTCGGCTCATCAAAGGCGATGATGTGATTCATGCCTGGCCCGATGCGTGCTTGAGCGCAATGTTGATCTTGGAGGCCGGCAACAGCTCCAAAGAATCAATGCCAAATTGCTGGCAAAGCGCCGCCTCCTTGACTCCGCTCTGGCCCATCTTCGTTCGCAGCACCGCCGCCATGTTGGCGTTGATTGACGGCGCGGGCGCTGTTTCTTCGGCCGCCACCCGCGCCTGCCGCTTGGCCTCGGCCACGTTGTCGGCGAACTCGGCGCGCTGCTCGGCCTCGACCGTTTCACGCGCCGCCTCGACCACCTGCGCTGGTATGGTGATCGGCTTCGCATCCTGCGTGACCGCTTTTGGCATCAGGTCGCCATCAATGGCCGGCTGCTGGGGATGGCCGTGCTCGATGATGCGGGACTCTTGAATACGCTCCGCTTCGTCCTCGTCGTAGATGCCAGCGAAGCCGAACGCGACACGCGCGGCCTGAATCAGCGTCTTGTGACGCAGGAACCGCTTGGTATGCGACTGCCACGGGCCGGCCTTGACGTAGGCGCCATTGCGGCCAGTCCCCTCGAACGGCGGCCGGTAGACTTCATCCAGGTATTCCCGGATGACGATGGGCTGGTGCCGGTCCTTGCGGTAGATGACCGCCTCGCACCAATCCGGGCACGGCTTGTGGTGGTCGTCGATCTTGGCGGTGGAGTCCGAGTAGCGGAACTCGATGCCGTTCATGGCCGGGTGCTGGTTGATGATCCGGGTCCAGCCGTCCACCGACACCACCGGCACGATGCCGCCGCGCTGGCTGTCCGGGAAGGCGTAGATTTCCTTGGTGAACGGATTGAGGCCGTATTGATCGGCGACCACCAGGAGGGCCATCATTTCCTCGTTCGTGGCCTCGCGCTGCTCCCCGTTCTTGCCGGGCGGGATGCGGAAACAGGTCTGCTTGAGGGTGGCAAGCATCTTGTCGGCCTGCACGCCGAACCGCTCGGCGAAGCGACCGACGAGGCTGGCCGACTTGCTGGCGTGAATCGTTGCAACTGCTGTCATTGGAAGTTCCCCAGCTTGGTGCGAAAGAAGGCCACCAGCGCCGCCCAGGTGGGCCGACGCTTGGTGACGGTGACGGGCACGCCGTATTCGGCGGCCAGGTAGGAGGCCTGCCGCTGCAGCGCCGAGGCGATCTGCGGGCAGGACGTCTTGAAAGTGGCCTGGATCTCGGTCACCGATCTGCCCTCAGCCGGGACTCGGCATCCGCGACGGCAATCTCGGCGGCCTCGTCGGCTTTTTCCCGGATCTCGTAGGCCAGCCACTCGGCGATGGCCCTCTCGTCGGCCTCCAGGTGCTGGCCTTCCATGTGGCGCTTGTAGAGCCTGTGCAGGGCCTCCGTGGCCTCCCAGTGCAGCTTGTGCTGCCTTGCCAACGCGCTCCAAGTTCCACGCCCAGGTGCCGCTCTCTGCGACCTCGGCGATGGCGCCGCCGTCGTCGATGGCGAGCTGCAGGTATTCGGCCTTGGCCTCCTTTGCGATCTCCTCCTGCTCCTTCTCCGAGAGCCACCATTCCTGGTTGTCGAGGTATCGGTTGAGGTCGGCGTTGAGATGGGCATCCGACAGGGCTTCGAGGTTTTGCATCAGTAGCCTCCGATCAGGGCGCCGTGGAACGCGGCGCCGATAACGAACAGGGCGACGCCGATCGCGGCGCCCCAGAAGAAGGATTCGCGGGCGCTCACGACTGAGCCTCGGCGGGCTGCTTCCAGCCCATCAGTTCGCAGATTTGGCCGGGCGTCAGGCTCTTGACTTCATAGCTGCGAGTGGCCCCGTAAAGGGCCTCGTGCCCTTCCAAATTGCCGTCTCTGTTGCAGAAGAAGATGACAACGAAACCGCGATGGAAAACCCAGCACGACGCCCCGAGATGCGAACGGTGCATCAGAACCTTGAGGCCGGGATGCAGCGGCTTGCCGCGCAGCGTGCTCATGCCGCCACCTCGCTGGCCTTGGCGGTCTCGATGATGAAGTCGGCGTACTCGGCCGCCGCCTGCTCGGCGCAGGCCATCCAGTTGTTGTTGCCGCCGACCATCAGCTCGGTGACGCGGCGAGCCAGCGCCTTGATGATCTGTTCCTGAGCCTGCTCCGTCTGGGCCTTGTTCAGGATCTGGATCGCTTCGTTGTAGGTCATCTCGTTGTCCTCATCTGTGGCCGGTGGTGGCCTTGTGGGGCACATAACAACACACGTTGTTTCTGTTGTCAACAACGAATGTTGTTTGCGCGAGAAGATCGAGACGACGTTTGTTGTCTGGATGCGCGAGCCGTGGTCGGGCATCCTCCGTCGAGGTTTTGGAGGAGGAACCTAAGTGGAGTTCTTAGCCGTGGCCGCGTTGATCCTGGGCTTCTTGATCTACGAAGTGACCAAGCTCAGGAGGGCTAGAAGATCTGCGACTAGAGCGCCCGATCGCAACGGAGGACATGACGAACTGCGCCAATCCAACCGCAGGCTCGCGGACCAGCTGATAAGACAGATCCGCGAGTCGATAGCGATCGCCGAGGATTCCCAAGATCCCGGCACCAAGGCAGACAGGATCAAGTTCGCAAGATCGAGGTGGGAGCAGCTCAAGAAGCTCTCGGAAAAGCACCCATACATTGAGTTAGACGGCGCCGAATCCTTCGAGTCGGCCCTTGGCCTGATGGAGTTCCGAGCATTGCAGGCTGGGTTTGCCCTTGCTGCCGAGGGCAACGAAAGGGGCAAGTGGCTGGAGAAACAGGGGCGGATTGACGAAGCAATCGCGCAATACGAATCATTGGCTGCGCTTCGCGTGGAGACGCCCTACACCTATCGGCGCCTGGCCATCCTGTACCGCAAGGCCAAAAGGCCGGATGACGAGACAAGGGCCATCAGGATGGCACTTGACAACATTTCGGCCGACAACTACGGCCATGCGGCTTGGTTCATGGACAGGATGGAACAGATGAGATCAGGACCTCGAAAACGCCACTAGAACGGCAAAATTGTCCTGCCAGACGTTCGAAATGTGTATGCCTTTATCAGGCTCACGAGAGACTCAGCGAACATGACGTCCATTTCCGGGAGTGCCGCCAGCATCGCCACAAGAGCCCTCTTGTGAGCATCTGATGTCCCAGTCACCACTGGGTGGTTTGCGAAGTACGCCTCAGCCTGGCGCAAGTATTCATGCCTTTCTTCCGGCTGGGTGATCCTCGGCCTCGCGAAATCATTTTCCGGGATCCACTGGGAATCGGGCGGGCCGAAATAACTGCTCGATCTCTCTCCGTCTTGCTCTCCTGTCAGCAAATATTCAAGCGAGACACCAAGGGCCTCTGCTAGAGCTGGGGCGTGGACGCTGCTGCGGCTATTCCGAGCCTCAATCGCCTGCACGATCTGTTGCCCATCGATTTTGATGCCGGCCTTTTCGGCCAGTTGGCGTTGCGTCATGCCCGCCCGCGTTCTTTCCTTTCTTAGACGGGCTCCGAAGTTCATGGCGCTATCTCACAACGACTGTTATTCGCGCGCAAACAACAAACCATGTTGACAGGAACAACATTTGTTGTTCCAATGGGGGCATGGATCAATCTAAGTCGGTGTTCTCTCAGGCAGTTCAGCTCGTCGGCGGGCAAACAGAGATGGCGCGCCTGCTGGGTGTTCGTCAGGGGCAGGTCTGGGCATGGATTAACCGCAATCGCGGACCTTTCCCGGCTGAAAGGTGTGCTGACGTAGAGCGGGCAACTGGCGGCAGCGTGACAAAGCACGACCTCCGCCCCGACATCTTCGGGCCCAGTCCTGAGAAGCGGGCGGCCTAACCATGTCCTCCCTGCGCTCCTCCTTCCCTGCCGGTATTCCCCTGCCGGTTCGAGCGCAGACACTCCCCGCCGGATCGCCGGCGGGGCTTTTTGATTCAGTGCGGAGGGCTTTTCCATGAGTCCATCTTCGGATGCCGCCCCGTCAAGCGCCATTGGAGCCCCTTGGCTGCTGTTGAGGCGACTGGACGCAGCCAAGCACGCACAACTGGCCGCTCAGTGCGGCATCGACGCCGGCGAGTTCTCCCGGTTCGTCAACGGCAAGTCCGGCCTCCGGCTGCCGCAGATCCAACTACTGATCGCGGCCTTGGATCTCAAGGTCGTGGACCGCTCTGCCCGATGCGTTGGCGAGGACGTGTTCCTGTCGCTGACCCAGATCGCCGGCCGGGCGCTGACGCAACAACCAAAGCTCCTTTGGGAGGACGAGGATGGATGAGGTGGAAACGGATCAGCAAGTACGCCCAGCGCGCGGGCGAGTGGACGGTCGCGGCCGTGATGATTCGCGGCGAATGGACCTTCGAAGCCTGGAAGGGCCGCGAGCTGCAGGCCGAGCGGATGGCGGTGTTCCCGACAGCCGAGGAGGCCAGGGCGCACGCTTCTACGCTGGCGTCACAGTTGGCGAGCGCGCCGAGTTCGCCCACCGGACGCTCCGGCAGGCCCTCGACGCAGCCCGCGAGGGCGGCCTGAACGACGTCGGCGACTGCCTGGAGAGCCTGCTTCCGCTGGTCAAGGCCTGCATCACGCCGGAGTTCGAGATCTGGGCGCACCAGCAGGTCGACATTGGCTGCCTGGACAGCATCGCCGAGGCCGGGCTGTGAACTATTACGAGCGTCACATCGGAGACTTCACTCGTGACACTGCTCACCTCACAGCATTGGAGGTGGGAGTTTACGACCTGCTTCTCGACCGCTACTACGCGACCCGTCAGCCGATCCCGAAGGAGATGGTTTATCGCATCGCCAGGGCCGTGACCAAAGCTGACCGCAGCGCGGTGGATTTGGTCCTGAAAGAGTTCTTCCAGCTTGATGGCGACAGCTACCGGCAGCGCCGTTGCGACGCGGAGATCGAAAAGTATCAGCAGACCGAGCCGGAGCGCGAAGCCAAGCGCGCCAATGCCGCCGAGCGACAGCGCAGGACGCGTGAGCGCCGTAGCGAACTGTTTGATTCGCTGCGAAGCCACGGAATCGTGCCGGACTACGACACGCCAACGGGTGAACTCGTCACACTGCTGTCACGCGCTGAACAGGCAAAAGTCACACCTGTCACGCGTGACGTCACGCGTGACGTTGCGGTGACATCCACACCTGTCACGCGTGATGTTACGGCTACCAGACACCAGACACCAGACACCATACCCAACATACCCCCTGACGGGGGTAAGGCGCGCAAGCGCGCGCGCGCAGCGCTCGGAGCCGCATTTCTCGCTGACATTGGCGTGCCCGAGACAACCGCGAGGGACTGGCTTGCGGTAAGGGAGCGCAAGCGAGCCCCGCTGACACAGACCGCTTGGGCCGGGATGGAGCGTGAGGCGGCACGGGCCGCAATAACGCCCGCTGAGGCCGTGCGGATCTGCGCCGAGAGGGGCTGGATAGGGTTCAACGCCGATTGGGACTGGCGAGGCGGTGGCAACGTCCGGCAGCTGCGTCCTGGGAACAGCGAGGCAAACGCTGCGGCCAACGCGGAGGCCAAGCGCCTCTTGGGTTTCGCGCCATGATGGCAAACGACTTTGACCGCTTCGTCTCGGCCCTGGATGCGGTGATGGACCTCTACGCCCAGCAGAAGCCGCTCACGGCCGCTGCACGCGGGATCTGGTTCAAGGCCCTGGAGCGCTTCGACCTGTTGATGGTTGAGAGGGCGCTTGTCGCGCATGTTGGAGATCCGGCTGTCGGGCAGCACCCGCCAAAGCCTGCCGACGTGATCCGGGCGCTGCAGGGCACCAACAGTGATGCCGCTGAGGGCGCCTGGGCCAAGGTACACAACGCGATCATCCGGGTCGGCCAGTACCGGCCAATGGTGTTCGATGACCCGATCATCCACGCCTGCATCGAGGCTATGGGCGGCTGGACCCGGCTCGCCGAGGCTGACAGCTCCGACATGGCCTGGCGCGGCAAGGAGTTCGTCGCCCACTACGACCGGCTACGCCGGAATCCGCCGGCCGCCTACCCCGCCGTGGTCAATGGCCAGTTCGACTCGGCCAGCATGGCGATGATCGGCGACCGCTCCGTTTGCGAGCAGGTGCGATCGAACGGCAGTCGGTCGGGATCCGTGGTCCAGATCAGCGACGCACGCCGCCTGCGCGATGCGCTCGCATCCATCCCCCAACGTGAGGCCATCCGATGAGCGCCGTTGAATACGCCCGCATCAGTGCCAAAGCCGCGATGCTCAAGCGCCAGATCTCCGACCAGCGTCCGGTCCATCGCCTGCCGCCCAGCCCGGTGGTCTACCGTGGCCCCGGTGGCGAGGTCTGGGACGGAAAGGGCCACCCGCCGAAGTGGCTGCGGGATCTGGAGCGCGGCGGGCTGCCGCGTGAGGTCTGGAGGGTCGCGCCGTGATGAATGCCAGAGACGCCGCCGACAGCCTGACCGGCGACCAGGCCCGCGATGCGGTCTGCATGTTCCTCCAGGCCGTCCAGATGATCGATCAGGGCGGCAGCACGATCGCATTCGTCCGGGCCCTGCAGCACGCCTGCACCGCCGTCGAGAGGATGGTGGACGAGGTGCCCGACCGGACGCTCAAGAAGCCTCAGTACCGGATCGAGGCTGAGAAAACGCGCTTGCGCGGCATCGTCAAGGCCGGCGGTGCCGGCGCTCGGCGGGCCGAGGTGCAACTGATGAAACTGAACAAGGCGGCAGCATGAACCAGCACGATCCCGTCAATCACCCCAAGCACTACACCTCGCACCCGAGCGGCGTGGAGTGCATCGAGGTCACCCGGCACATGGGATTCAACCTCGGAAACGCCATGAAATACATCTGGCGCGCTGATCTCAAGGGTGACGCCATCGAGGATCTGCAAAAGGCCGTCTGGTATATCCAGGACGAGATCCGCAAACGCAAGGACGCGCAGGAATGATCGTTCGCGACAAGCCGACGCTGGTGCAGGCAATGCGCCTGTGCGCAGATGCAGTCCGCGAGGGCGGGCCGCAGGACGTGACCTGGCGGGCCGCTGCCGATGTCCGCACGCTGGAGCAGAACTCGATGATGTGGGATGCCCTGACGGATCTTTCTCGGCAGGTCGATTGGATGATCGACGGAACCCTGTGCAAGCCGTCACCCGAGGACTGGAAGGAGATCCTTTCCGCATCACTGCGCAAGCACCAGCGCGTGGCGGCTGGCATAGACGGCGGCTTCGTGATCCTAGGACAGCGCACCAGCAAGATGAGCCGGCGCGCATTCTCGGATCTGCTGGAGCTCATCTTCGCGTTCGGCAATGACCACGGCGTCGTCTGGTCGAAGGGCCCACGCTGATGTTCAGAACCAGCACCGGCAAGCCAACGAAGGACCAGCAGGACCGATTCGACGCCATCAAGGACTTCGGCTGCATCTGCTGCTTCATAGACGGGACCGAGCACGTCGCCTGCGAGATCCACCACCTGACCAGCTGCGGGCGCCGGCGCGGGCACGACTTCACCATCGGTCTGTGCCCCTATCACCACCGGGGCGTTACGGATCTCCGGCGCGAGGATGCCATCTCCATCGACGGGCCCAGCCTCGCCCACGGCGCAAAGCTGTTCCGCAAGTATTGGGGCGCCGACGACATGCTGCTGGATCTCCAGAACAGGATGATCGGCCGGTGAGCAGCCCGACACAGCGAACCCTGGCCGAGCTCAAGAAGCGCGGCTACCTGGCGGCGGTGGTCGAGAAGTGGAACCCGCACGCCAGGATCCGGCAGGACTTGTTCGGCTGCATCGACATCCTGGCCCTCAAAGATGGCGCCACCCTGGCGGTGCAGGCCACCAGCGGCAGCAACGTGGCCAGCCGGGTGAAGAAGATCGCCGAGAACGAGGCGTTGCCCGAAATGCGGGCGGCCGGATGGTCTATTGCGGTCTGGGGCTGGCGCAAGGCATCGAATGGCAGATGGCAACTCAGAGAGGTGGACGTGTCATGAGCTGGACGATGGCGGCAATCGCGCGGGACGGGAAGCTCAAGGCCAAGCACTGCCTCAAGATCTGGGGCGAGGCCAAGCGGGGCCAGCTGGTCGAGCCTGATGCCTGGGGCTGGCCATCATCGACTATCGAGGCCAGGCTGCGGGAGCAGGGCCACGGCGCGAAGGAAGCCGGCGCCAAGCCGGAGATGACCGCGCCAGAGGCAGCGGTGGACCGACTCAACCGGAGCATGACAATCGCGCATTGGACGAACTGCATCCTGCGCGACCTGCCCTACAAGACCCGCGTCGTCGCCTTCCACTACTGGCGGGACGGCCTGTGCTGGGCTGACATCTCGGCCAGCATGAGCGAGGTCGAGGATACCCCGGTCACCGAGGTGGAGGCGCATTACCGCCGGATCCTGCGAGCCGTGAAGGAGGGGCTTTCAGTCTATTGGCAGCCGTCGCCTATTGAGGCTTGTAATTCTGTCCAGTGATGGTATTTTCTAGGCACGTTCGAGTTCGTCGCCCGTAAGAAATGCCGCGAACTTTCAGACCCGCCCATGAGGCGGGTTTTTCGTTTGGGGCCGCCGTATGACGACCATCGCATTCGACGGCAAGACGCTGGCAGCCGATGGCCGGATGGCTGATGCTGCGATCATTGATGACTCGTTCGTCAAGATCTTCCGAGTAAAGGGCACGATGGTCGGCATTTCAGGCGAAGCGTCCAAGGCCCTCAGCCTCAAGGATTGGCTGAGCGCCAGCAAAGGCGAAATGCCGGATGCTGACGGAACCGAGCTGCTGGTGATCCAGCCGGACGGATCTGCCTACTACATCGAGGGCGGCGGCCACCCGGTCCCTGCCTGCATCCCATGCGCGATCGGATCCGGCCGCGACTTCGCCTTGGCTGCGATGGATGCCGGGGCAGACGCGGAGGCTGCGGTGCGGGCAGCCATGAAGCGCGACCCCTACACCGGCGGCCAGATCCGCACGCTCAAGCTGATTCGCCGCAAGGCTTAACCCTTCGCCCCCGTCCTGCTCCCCGAGAGCGAGGGGCGCGCCGGTACTCCCGGCGCCTCTATCCCGGAGTGCCCATGCAACACCCCCTCGCAGATGCCCCCCTGGAGGTGGCGAAGCTGACCCCGCCGGCGGCAGCCGTTGTCAGTGGTGCCACCGGTGACCAGCTCGTTCTAGTGCTGACGGTGATCTACCTGATCTGCCTGATCGTCCACAAGATCTGGGCCTGGCGGAACGAGCACAGCGACCGGCGCGAGCGCCGCAGCGGCGTGGACCGTCGCCAGAGCCCCGACCGGAGGTCGGAGGACTGATGGCAGCCCGCGCCCGCATCGCCGCCTTGGGGCTTGGCGCTGCGGTCTCCCTGGTCGCTGGATTCGAGGGCCTGCGCACCGCCGCTTATGTCGATCCAGTCGGGATCCCGACCATCTGCTACGGGCACACCGAAAACGTGCAGCTGGGCATGGTCTACAGCCCGGAGAAGTGCCAGGACCTGCTCGCCGAGGAGTTCCTGCAGTCTGTCAACGCCGTCCATCGCTGCTCACCGAAGCCGCTGGCCCCAAATGAACTGGGGGCGCTGGCATCGGCCGTCTACAACATCGGCCCGCGCCTCGTTTGCGATACGCGGACCTCAACACTGGCCCGCAAGCTCCAAGCCGGCGACATCCGGGGCGCTTGCGAACAGCTCCCCCGATGGAACAAAGGCACCATCGCCGGGATGAAGGTGGAGCTTCCAGGTCTCACCCGGAGGCGCCAGGCCGAACTGGCGATGTGCATTGGCTAGACCGAAAGGCGTCACAGACGACCAGATCATCGCCGCGTTCGAGGAGTTCCGCTCGCCATCAAAGGTGGCCAGGGCGCTCGGGCTCCACGTTCGAAGCATCCACGACCGCAGGCTGCGGATCGAGAGCTCCAGAGGCATCCAGCTGCCGGTCGAGGACAAGCGCAACGGCCACGGCAACATGCACCCCGAGATCCCGGCCCGCATGAACCTGACCGTGCCGGATGGCATCGTCATCGTGTTCTCAGATGCCCACTGGTGGCCAGGACAGCCAGCAACGCCGGCCAATGATGCCCTCCTTGCCCTGTGCAAGAAGCTCAAGCCGAAGGCCGTCATCGCCAACGGTGACGTGTTCGACGGCGCCCGGATCTCCCGGCACCCCCCCCTGGGATGGGAGGAGCGCCCGAGCGTCATCGCCGAGCTCAAGACCGTCCAGCAGCGCCTGGGCGAGATCAGCAAGGCCGCCAAGGGCGCCACCCTGATCCGCACAAAGGGCAACCACGACGATCGGGTCGAACGGTTCCTGGCCAGCAATGCCCCAGAGTTCGCCCACGTCCCAGGCTTCCGGCTGATCGACCACCTGCCCGACTGGAAGGAGTTTGTCAGCGTCTGGATCAACGACGACGTGGTGGTCAAGCACCGCTACGCCAACGGCATCCACGCCGCCTACAACAACACCCTGAGATCCGGGAAGTCCATCGTCACCGGCCACCTGCACAGCCTCAAGGTAACCCCCTGGACGGACTACACCGGGACGCGATACGGGATCGACACCGGCACGCTGGCGGATCCCTGGGCCCAGCAGTTCGACTACTGCGAGGACGGCCCACGAAACTGGCGCAGCGGCTTCGCTGTGCTGACATTCAACGATGGCCGCCTCCTCCCACCTGAGCTCTGCGAGGTTGTGGACGGCGCGGCCTACTTCCGGGGCGCCCGCGTAGGGTGACACCTCATGGCAATCGACTGGCCGGCCATTGAGGCCGAGTTCATCAGCACGACAGCGAGCTACAAGGAGCTCGGGAACAAGTACGGCCTCAAAGAGGGCACCGTCCGCCAGCGGGCAAACCGTCACGGATGGCAAGAAAAGCGTAACGAGGTGACAGCATCTGTAACGAACGCCATCCGCGACAAGATGCTTTCCGAGCGAATGGAACTGCTGGAGGACTTCAACGCCCGGGACATTGAGGCGGCAATCGAGATCCGGCGCCGTTCGATGGAACTGTTGGTCAGCGCGGCGGACGCATCTGAGGTCCGGGCGCTTTCCGCAGCGATGGCAAATGCTCAGAAAATTGGGCGCCTGGCTATGGGCGCCGAGACCGAGCACAACCTGAACAGCAACCGGGAGATGCAGCCGCTGGACTCGGACGATTGGGCGCTTGGCTAAGGAGCCGACCCCAACCCAAAAGGCCTTCATCACCTGCCGGGATGCGTTCCCGGCCTTCGTGGGGGGCTTCGGCAGCGGCAAGACAGCGGCGGCCATTGCAAGGGCGGTGCGCCTCAAGCGCCTGTGCCCGAAGCAGGACGTGGCCTATTACCTGCCGACCTACGGGCTGATCGAGGACATCGCGTTCCAGCGCTTCCCCGCCCTGTTTCAGCGCATGGGCTGGCGCTACAAGCTGAACGAGAAGAAGAAGCGGCTCTACTGCGACTTGGGCAGCTTCGTGTTCCGGTCGATGGATGACCCGGGCACGATCATCGGCTACCAGGTAGCGCACAGCATCGTGGACGAACTGGACACGATGCCGGTGGACAAGGCGCGCAACGCCTGGAACAAGATCATCGCCCGCAACCGGCAGATGGCCGCAACCGCCAGCGGCATGGAGATCCCGAACACCGTGGCCGTCGCCACGACGCCGGAGGGTTTCCGGTTCGTGTACGACCGCTGGGTCCGCAAGGGCGGGCCAGGGTATCGGCTGTTCCATGCCAGCACGATGGAGAACGCGGCGAACCTGCCGACCGGCTACATCGACAACCTGCGCAACACCTACACCCCCGCGCTGCTGGCGGCCTACCTGGACGGCCAGTTCGTGAACCTGACCAGCGGATCGGTCTACGTTGCCTTCGACCGCAAGGCGAACGCCTGCGACACCCGGATCAATGGCGGCGAGACGCTGCACATCGGGATGGACTTCAATGTGGCCAACATGGCAGCGGTGACGTTTGTCCTGCGCGGCGATGACCCGCACGCCGTGGACGAGCTGGTCGGGATCTACGACACGCCGGGCATGATCTCGGCGATCCGCAGCCGGTACGCCGGTCACCGAGTGATGGTCTACCCCGACGCCAGCGGCCAGAGCCGGCGCAGCAACAACGCCAGCGAGTCCGACGTGGCCCTGCTCCGCCAGGCTGGATTCACGGTCATCGTCAACCCGGCCAACCCGGCCGTGAAAGACCGCGTGCTGGCCAAGAACAAGATGCTGGAGACGCGCCGAATGCGGGTGAACCCCGAGCGGTGCCCACACTACGTCGAGGCCCTGGAGCAGCAGTGCTACGACAAGGCCGGCGAGCCCGACAAGGCCGCCGGCTTCGATCACGTCAACGATGCGGGCGGCTACTTCATCGCCCACCGATACCCGATCAAGCGGCCGCTGCTATCAGGCGCGGTCACCTTCAACTGAGGCCCCGCGATGCCGGTGAACACGACACACCCGCAATATGCGCGGGCACTTGAGCGCTGGCGCACCACGCGCGACGCCTGCGACCCCGAGCAGATCAAGAAGGAGCGCGAGCGCTACCTGCCGCTGCTGGCGGATCACAAGGAAGATCCAAACCGATTCGACGCCTATCTGGCGCGCGCCTACTACGTCAACATCACCGGCCGCACCCGCGACGGCCTGACCGGCGCCGTGTTCCGTAACGGCCCGACGCATGAGATCCCCGCCCAGCTGGAATACCTGCTGGAGGATGCGGACGGATCCGGCCAGAGCCTTGAGCAGCTGGCCAAGCACATCGTCAGCGAGGTGATGATGACCGGCCGCTACGGCGTGCTGGTGGACTACCCCGAGGCCATGCCGGGCATGAGCCTGGAGCAGACCCGCGATCTGCGGGCGCACATTGCCTGCTATCGGGCCGAGGACATCATCAACTGGAAGTTCACGACCGAATCAGGGCGCCTCAAGCTGACCCTGGTCGTGCTGGCCGAGCGTGACGACGACGAGATTGATGAGTTCGAGTATCGGGAAGTTTCCCGCTATCGCGTCCTGCGCTTGGTGGATGGCGTCTACACCCAGCAACTCTACGACGAGGGCTACAACCCGCTGGAGGATCCCCGGCAGCCTACGCAAAGCGACGGCAGCGCCTGGACGCACATTCCGTTCCACTTCATCGGCGCCGAATCCAACCGGCCCGAGGTGGGCGTGACGCCGCTGTTCGACCTGGCGATGGTCAACATCGCGCAATACCGCAACATCGCCGACCGCGAGGAAACGCTGCACATCGCCGGCCAGCCTACGCTGTTCGTGACCAGCGACATTGACCTGGAGACGTTCAGGCAGGCCAACCCAAACGGGATCCGGGTCGGCGCCCGCAAGGGCCATTTCCTCGGCCCGAACGGCAACGCCATGCTGTTGCAGGCTCAGGCTGTGGACGCCCATGACCGGGCCATCGACCAAAAGGCCGAGCAGATGGTCAGCATCGGCGCTCGCCTGGTGATCATGAAGGGCGGCAATCAGACGGCTGAGGCTGCGCGTATCGACGCCAGCGGCCAGCACAGCGTGCTGTCAACGCTCGTCGGCAACGTCAGCGAGGCCCTGGAGGCGGCGCTTGAGGATTGCGCTCGGTACATGGGCGGCGAGCCCGACGGCGTGCAGTACAGCCTCAACCGGGACTTCTGGGATGAAGGCGCGGATCCGCAGCTGATGATCGCTCTGATCCAGTCCGCCGACCGTGGCGACATCGCTCAGACCGACCTGCGCCGCTACTACCGGCGCACCGGCATCATCGAGGCGACCCGCACCGACGAGGAAATCGACCAGGACGTGGCCGCTCAGGCCCCGACGCTCGCGGAGTAAGGCATGGCCGGCGCAGACGGCGGTATTGATCCCGCCATCCGGCACCAGATCTTCGTCCAGCGCTTCGGCGCCGGTGAATGGCGCCGCCTGCTGCCGGTCCTGCGGCAGATGGAGCGGGACATCGTGGCGCGGCTCAACCGATCGCCCACCGAGACGCAGGCCCTGCGGCTGATCTCGACCCTGGCGGACATCCGGCGCATCGCGCTGGAGATGGGCGCCGAGCTCAACAAGGCGCTGCAGGCCGATATGGTCGAGTTCGCCGAGTACGAGGGCCAGTTCACCGGCCAGATCCTGGCGCAGCAGACCACCGCTCAGGTGGCGCTGCCGACGCTGGAGCAGTACCGGGCCGCCGTGACCACATCACCGGCGGTCATGGTCACCGGCAAGACCGTCAGCCGCCTGACCATCCCCGAGCTGGTCGGCAAGTTCGCCGGCGGACGGGCCGATGAGTTGGTGCGCCTGGTGCGCGCCGGCGCCCTTGAGGGCAAGACCATCGACGAGATTTCCCGCGAGGTGCGCCGGGTGGTCAAGACTCGGACGATGCAGCAGGCGCAGGCGTTGGTCCGCACCGCGACCAACCATATCGCCAGCACCGCCCGGCAGATGGTCCACATCGCCAACGCCGACATCCTGGCCGGCGAGCGCTATGTCGCCACGCTGGACAGCCGGACGACGCTGACCTGCGCCGGCTTGGATGGGAAGGTGTTCCCCGTGGGACAAGGCGCAACCCCTCCGATGCACTGGGGCTGCCGGTCTACGCGCGTGCCGGTGGTGTCGCTTGAGTTCAGCATCTCGCCGCCGACCGAACGCTCAAGCGTGACGGGGCCGGTGTCGTCGAAGCTGACCTATGGCGGCTGGCTCAAGCGGCAGCCGGCGCTGGTGCAAGACGAGATTCTGGGCCCCGAAAGGGCTGCCCTTTTCCGGTCTGGCAGGGTCCAGATCGGTGGCTTCACAGACGAGCGCGGCGTGGCCTACACGCTCAAGGAGTTGCGCGCTCGCGAAGGCTTGACGCTTTCCTGATTCAGGGCGGTGCCCTGGGTCACCTTGCCGGCGGTGCCGGCTTTCCACTGCACGGGGTGCAACCATGTCATTGAAGTTCGAGATCGACTCCCTTGAGGGCGTCGATGAGTCGCTGCGCACGCTATATCAGGAGCACCAGGGCAAGTTCCGGCTCAAGGTCGAGGGCATCGACCCCGCCGACGAGCTCAAAGAGGCGCTGCGAAAGGAGCGCGAGGAGCGCGCCGCTGCAAAGCAGAAGCTGTCCGAGTACGAGAAGCAGCAGGCCGAGGCCGAGACGAAGCGAATGGCCGAGCGCCAGGAGTTCGAGAAGCTGTGGAAGGCCGAGCAGGAAAAGGGCACCAAGACGCTGGCCGAGCTTGATGAGCTCAAGCGCAAGATCGCCGACAAGGAGCGCCGCGAGGTCTCCGGTGAGGTGGTCACCGCCCTGACGCGCGACACCGCGCGGGCTGAACTGCTGACCGATCGGGCCCTGCAGTTCATTCACCACACGCCCGAAGGCGTGAAGATCAACGGTCCAGATGGCGAGGCGTGGGACGCCAAGCGGCTGGGCGAGTACCTGTCCTCCAAGTATCCGTTTCTGGTGGACGGCAGTCAGGCCAATGGCGGCGGGGCCGCTGGCGGCAAGGGCGGCGGCGCCGTCTCAAAGAAGTTTCACGAGATGACCGGCGCGGAGCTTTCCGCCCTACGTCAAAGCAATCCCGCCGAGTATGAGCGCCTCAAGAAGGCCCATTACGGCACCTGATCCCCAAGGAGTGAATCATGGCCACTGTGCGCCTTTCCGACATCATTGATGTCATCGTTTTCCAGGACATGCCGGCGATCAACTCGCCGGAAAAGACCGCGTTCTACGAGTCGGGCATCGCTGTCCGCAATGGCATGCTGGACGCCATCGCATCCGGCCCCGGCAAGATCGCCGAGGTGCCCTTCTGGAATGATCTGGACGCTGACAGCGCCCCGAACCTTTCCACCGACAACCCGGCCGACGTGGCCAGCCCCGAGAAGATCGTCCAGGGCGAGCAGGTCTGCCGCAAGGCGTTCCTGAACAAGGGATGGTCCGAGTCGGATCTGGCCTCTGAGTTGGTGCTGGGCCCGAAGGCGATGGACCAGATCCGCGCCCGCGTGGACACCTACTGGACCCGCCAGTGGCAGCGCCGCCTGGTGGCCAGCCTCAACGGCATCCTCGCCGACAACGTGGCCAACGACGGCAGCGATATGGTGTTCGACGCTGCTGGCGCCACCAACGCCGACGTGACCGCTTCGACGGTGTTCAGCCGCCAGAACTTCACCAGCGCCGCTTTCACCCTGGGCGATCAGGTGGATCAGGTGGCCGCCATCTCTGTTCACAGCGTGGTCTACAAGCGCATGGTGGACAACGATGACATCGACTTCATCCCGGACAGCCAGGGTCGCATGACGATCCCGACGTTCCTGGGCAAGCGCGTCATCGTGGACGACGGCATGCCGTTCACCCCGGCTGCTGGTGCCGGCGGCGGCGATGCGGCTCCGCGCTACACCTCCGTCCTGTTCGGGCCGGGCGCGCTGGGCTGGGGCGAAGGCTCCGCCAAGATCCCGGTGGAGCTGGAGCGCCAGGAAGCGCAGGGCAACGGCGCCGGCGTCGAGACCATCTGGACCCGCAAGACCTGGCTGCTCCACCCGAGCGGCTTCAAGGTCGATGCGACCCCGGCTGGAAACAGCTTCACGCTGGCCGAGCTCGCCGCTGCGGCGACCTGGGACCGCGTGGTGGTGCGCAAGAACGTGCCGGTCGCGTTCCTCGTCACCAACGGCTGATGGAACGGGGGCGGGGCTTCGGCCCTGCCCCCAACCCTTTCGGAGGCAACATGAAGATCAACGAACAGATCGCGCTGCAGCGCCAGTTCAACGAGCAGATCGCGGCCAAGAAGCGCGAGGCCCTGCTGATCGCTGCACAGGCTGGCGTGCTGCCGGAGGCGCCCAAGAAGCGCAAGCCGAAGGCGCAGCCCTACCCCGACACCCTGACGGGCTGATTCAATGGCCGGCCTGCCCTTCTACATCCTGGAGGGGCTGCCGTCCGACCTGCTGACCTCTGATCGGGTCGGCGAACGCAAGTTGAAGGTCGATGCAGCGGTCAACCTCGGCGACATCGCCATTGACCAGCCGCAAAACGGCCTCACCGGTGCGCCAGCGCCGGACACCGCCTCCCTAGTGGGGGGCGTAGATCTCGATGGCAACCTCGCGGCCCTGCTGATCGGGCCCGACGGCCTGGTGGTGGACACCGGCCTCAACCCGCTGACCGATGCGCAGCTGCGCGCTGCGCCTGTGGCGGTGGACATTGGCATCGGCGACAGCCAGGCAGATGCGGTGTTCGTCCGGTGGAACGGCACGCAGGCGGTGACCGTCCAGGGCGAGGTCGAGGTCAAGAACACGACCGGCGCCTCGCTGGCCGTGGATACCGGGCTGATCCAGCCCACGACGCCGGCCGACACGCAGCCGGTGAGCATCGCTGACACCGTATCGGTTCGCGATGACTTTGCCGGTGGCGAGATACTGCCGGACCAAACCGGCGCCAATGACGTCCTGACCTTCACGTTCTCCGAGCAGGTGGACTCATTCTGGGTCGCTGTAGTCGGCAACGAGGGCGTTGTGAAGGTCCACCATTACGGCGGCACGCCGAGCGCGACATCGGGCATCCCGGTCGCAGCCGGAGGCGTCATGCCATTCTCCGAGCCGGCGACGACGGTGCGCGTATTCGCGCCCACCGGCTTGATCGTGACGGTTTGGGGCCAGACCAGGGCCTGATCCATGCCCAAGTTCTTTCCGGTGACCACCGTCCGCACGGTGGTGGTCGAGGTTCCGGTCGGCGACGCCTCTGAGGTGCTGAACGAGCGCTTGCAATACGACAACCGCAACCAGGCCAAGCGGGCCGAGGATGCGGCTCAGGTGCAGGCCAACGTCGCCGAGATTGCGCAGCGGGCGCTTGAGACTGTGACGGCCGCCCTGGCTGCCGAGGTCGAGGAGGTGAACCGCAAGGCGCTGGATCCGGTCACCGTCGAGGCCGGCGTGATCGAGTCGGCCCAGCGGGCCGATGAGACTGTTTCGGCGATCGCCCAGGTGATGGATGCCGGGCAGCGCGCGACCGACACGACGTCGGTCGACGTGGAGGTCATGGAATCCGGCCAGCGCGCCGATGAGGCCGTGGCCGCCGAGTTCAGCGTGGTGAACGTGGGCCAGCGCGCCGACGATCAGGTTTCGGCCGTGGCAAGCATCGCCGAGGCCGGCCAACGGGCCGACGACACCATCCAGGCCATCGTGATCCCGACCGCCGACGCTGGAAAGCGGGCTGTCGAGGACATCAACGCCAGCGTGACGGCGACAGCCAACGAGACCGGCCAGCGTGCATCCGATGAGGTGGCGGTCGAGGCCGAGGTGATGGAGGTCAGCGACAATGCCTCGGATCTGGTGGTCGCTGACATTGAGGTCAGCGAGACCGCCCAGCGCGCCGTCGAGGACGTGAGCAATTCCGTCACCGCCACGGCGTCGGAAAGCGGACAGCGCGCAGATGACCAGGTGGAGGCGGCGATCATCGCCCGCACCGACACCGGCCAGCGCGCGGCAGCAAGCGATGTGGTCGAGGTGACCGTCGAGGCCTATCTGGATTCGGTCAACAGCAACACCGGCTTCACCAATCCCAACAACGCCCTGGGCGACACCACCGGCACCGCCGCGACGCTCACGGCTACATCGTCCGGCCTGCTGGGCACGACGAACAACACGACCAACGGCACGCACGTCGCTCAGTTCCGGGACATCAACCTCGGCGACCTGACGATCACCAACGTGACGCTCCGGGTCGAGAACCAGCACGCGAACGCCGGTCTGCCGCTGGTGCAGCCGACATGCAACATCCAGTTCCAGTATTCGACCAACAGCGGCGGAGCCTGGACGACCTTCTACACCCTGACCGGCCAGACCGGGAAGGGAATCCGAACCACGGATCTGACCGGCGTCATCGGCCAGAACCGCGCCCTGCTGCGCGCCGGCGTGTTCCGCATCCGGGCAACCGGCAGCGTGACCAGCGGCACCGGCCTGGGCGCCGCCTCCACCGCCAGCTACTTCCGGGCCTGGCTGACCGTTTCAGCAAATAGGAATTACACATGATCGAAGTGCGAACCGAGGCCACCGTTATCGCTGACACGCCCGAGGCGTATCAGCAAGCGCTGGACCGGCTCGTCGCGGTCGGATTCGAGGTGACACCCTCTGCCGAGCCGCTGACCTTCGTCGCCATCCGCACCGACCATCTGGACAGCCTCTGATGGAAGTCGCCCAGAGCCGCGTTCCGCGCAAGGTGACTGCTGCCACCCGATTCGACTGCGCCTACTGCGGCAAGGCCGCCTATGAGGAGGTCATCGTCGGCGAGCTGCAGGCCGATGGCACCTACGCCTACCGCCGAGAAGGCCGTGGCGCATTCAAGCAACAGACCGATGATCGGGGCGCGCCAACGGGCCCCATCGTCCCCATGTGCAACTGCAAGGACTGAACCATGCCGAAGGTAAACCAGGGCTACCAGATCGACCGCGACCGCTCCATTGACGTGGGTCCACTGGCCGCCTACATCGTCGATTCCGTGGGCTGGGGCACCAATGACGCCGAGGACGGCGCCGGACCCAGCTATCCCATCCGCAAGCTGGGCGGCGGTGTCGGCAACAACCTCGCCGGCCAGGTGGCCACCAACAGCTACTGGAAAACCGGCGTGAACGTCACCAAGAGCACCGGCGGCGACGGCACGGCAAATCCCTGGTGGCAGCTGGAGGCGACCTGGGCTGAGAACGAGATCAGCACCAGCCCCGGCGACACGATCACGCTGTTCGAGACCGGCACCAGCGCTCGCACGCTGTCGGGCACCAACCCCGTGAACAACGTCGACACCGCCCTGTCCGGGCTCTACACCCGCAAGCGCGTCGGCGGCACCTCCGGCCTCGGCAAGACGCAGGACTTCTCCATCGTCGCCCGGATCCGTCTGGACTTCTAACGATGATCGACGACGACGAGCCGATGCTGGACGAGGACGCCTACGCCGACATGCTGCCGGAGCATCAGCGCCGCCGCCTGGCGCCGTGGGGATCGTTCATCCAAAAGGCTCATCTGGTCCAGCAGCGCCGCAAGGAACGCAAGGAGCGCCAGGGCACCATCGAGAATGAGGATCTGCTGCCGTGATCGGATACACCGACGAAGCTGCATTGACGGCATACGCCACCGCGCGCGGCATCACCCTCGAATCGGCGCCGGCCGTCCTGCTGACCAAGGCGCTGGACTACCTCGAAACGCTCGAATGGATCGGCGTCAAGACCGACCCCGACCAGGCGCTGTCCTGGCCGCGTGCCGACGCCTATGTCGACGGCTACATGCTGCCGGATGACACGGTGCCGGCCGCCATCGCCGCCGGCCAACATTCCGTCGCCATTGCCATCGACCAGGGCAACGATCCGCTCGCGCCTGTGGCCCGCAAGACCAAGCGCGAGAAGGTGGACGTCATCGAGGTGGAATACGCCGACGACGCCGCTGCCGCCGTGCTGGTGCGGTCCTACAACGCCATCCTGCGCAAGTACCTTCGGGCCGGCGGCGGCATCGGCACGTTCGAGGTGATCCGGTGAGCCTGGCCGCTACCGCTTCTCGCCTGCTGAACACCTACGGCGAGCCGGTGGCGGTCACCTTCACGGCGCCCGGCACGATCAACCCGGCAACCGGCGAAGGCACGCCGGGGGCTACCACAAGCATCTCGGGCTTCGGCTACCCCAGCCGATACCGGGCGCAGGACGTGGACGGCACGCTGATTCAGGCCACCGACACGCGCCTGGTGCTTGAGAAGATTGCGCAGCGCCCGTTCAAGGGCTGGCGGGCCACCGTGGACGGCGTGACCTTCCGCGTGGTGGACGTCCAGCACATTCGCCTGGCCGGCGCCGACGTTCTCTATATCTGCCAACTGAGGGCCGACTGATGACCGACGACTGCTGGGCGCGCCTGCGCCGCCTGCGCGAGATCCGGGACTTCCGCGAGGCCAGCATCGAGACGCTGCTGGTCGATTGCGTGCTGTCCTCCTGCTTCGAGGAGGTCGAGACCGTGCTGGCCATGCTCAAGTCTGAGGCCCAGCAGACAGTGGATGAGAAGTTCCGGGCCATCGCGGAGCGCCTGCATTGAGCGACAAGGCCATCAACACCGCCCTGGCGCTTCACCTCCAGGATCTCGGCCTGCCGGTGGCATTCGAAAATGCCCCGTTCACGCCGGTGGATGGCCAAGTCTACCTGCGCGAGTTCCACCTGCCGGCCGAGACCACGCCGGTCGGAAACGCTGCCGAGACCAGCGACGACCACCGCGGGATCTACCAGGTCACCGTCATGGCCCCGGCCGACGCATACAAGGACATCGGCCTGACGGCCGCCGAGCAGGTCAAGGCGCATTTCGTTCGCGGCCGCACCCTGATCCGCGACGGCGTGAGCATCCGGGTCGAGCGCGTCTACTCCAGCCCCGCCATCCCATCCGGCAGCCGCTGGGCCATCCCGGTGTCGATCCGCTATCGGGCCTTCGTGAAATGAGCTTCGGGAAGCAGATGCAGGCCTACGCCCGCAAGCGACGCCAACAGCTGGACAAGGTAGTCCGGGCATCGCTGCTGGAGCTGTCGAGCGCGGTCATCATGCGGACGCCAGTCGATCAGGGCGGCGCTGTCGGCAACTGGCAGCCCTCCATCGGCTCGCCTGCGAGCGGAACCCTTCCTGATCTCGACAAGAACGGCCAGGCCACGATCGCCAAGGCCGCCGGCACGATTCAGGGCGCCGTGGGCGAGGTCTACTGGCTGACCAACAACCTGCCCTATATCTCCGTCCTGGAATACGGCCTCTACGGCACAGGCGAGTACGCCACCAACGCGACCACCCGAGACGGTTATTCCGTCAAGGCCCCGAACGGGATGCTGCGCATCTCAATCACCGAGTTCGAATCCAAGCTGGCCAGAGCCATCCAGGCCAGCAAGTAACACCCAATCAGCGCCACCGAGCCCCGCCACCGAGCGGGGCTTTTTCGTTGGCGCGCCCAGGTGCCTCGCCTGACCCGGACGGGTGGGCGGCACATCCACCCCCACCTGTCAAAACCAGGAGTTTGCTATGCCCTCAAAGGTATTCACCTCGGCCGGCACCAACATCGCGATCAGCGCTGTCCTGCCCGCCACCAACGACGTCTTGGGCTACGAGGCCCTCACCTTCACCGATCTGGATGAGGTCACCGACCTCGGCGAGTTCGGCCGCGTCTACAACGAAGTGACGCACACCCCGCTCAAGACCCGCGCGGTCGTGAAGCGCAAGGGCTCGTACAACGACGGCAACGTCACGATGCAGCTTGCCCGGATTCCCTCCGACGCCGGCCAGACCATCCTGATCGCTGCCGTTGACGACGACGCCGACCACGCCTTCGCCGTGACCCTGCAGGACGGCTCCGTCCTCTACTTCCAGGGCCAGGTCATGTCCTTCACGACCAACGTCGGCGGCCCCGACCAGATCGTGGGCGCCAGCGTGACCATCGGCATCAACAGCGAGGAAGGCATCGTCGAGGATCCGGCGGCCTAAGTCGCGACTGTTCCGCCGGGATAGGTCGCGCGACCGACAAGGGGACTCATCCACCCCTTCCCGGCGGTCTTGGATGACCACTGCTGATGAGGTGAAACACCATGAACATTTTTGACTTTTCCTCCGCCAAGGCCGACGAAGGCGCTGTCCTGCAGTTGCTGCACCCGGACACGTTTGAGCCGCTTGAGGGCCAGACCATCACGCTGATGGGCTCGGACTCCGAGAAGGCTATCAAGCTCAAGCGCCAGCGCGAGCAGGCCGCGATCAAGCGTGCATCCCGTGGGCGCAATGCCCCGATGCCGACCCCGGAGGAGCTCTACAAACAGGCGACCGAGGATCTGGTCGAGCTGACCGTGACCTGGACCCTGAGCGGACCTGACGGCCCGATCCCGGCCACGCGCGAGAAGTTCGCCGAGATCTACTCCGACCGCCGGATCTCGTTCATCCGCAACCAGGCGCTGGAGTTCATCGCGACGACCGGCAATTTTTTGACGAAGTAGGGGATCAGCTTCGGCTCTACTGCCGCCACTCCGCATGGCTGAGTGCCACGCCGGAGAAGGCCAAAGAGAGCCGCTTTGATTCCCTGAGCCGGGGCGAGTCGGCCCTGGTGGAGATGCCCCCGGTTCACGCCGGGGGCTATCTCGTGGAGATCCTGTTCGAGGTCGGCCCTGGCGTTCCGGGCATGGCCGGGCTTTCGCCCATCGGAGAGCAGGATCTGATGGCCTATCAGTTCAACTCCCAGATCCGGCTTGAGCCGTGGGAGTCGAGGCTGCTGCGCCAGATGTCGCGGGACTACTGCGCCATGTGCGCCGAGGCCCGCAAGAAGGAATGCCCGCCGCCGTACAACGGCGCGGTTCGCACCGACGAAGATCAGCGCGCGAAGGTGGACTCCCAGTTCCGCGCCCTACTTCGTTCTCGCAAGGCCAAGAGGTAAGCATGGACGTCTATTCGATCGCACTGAAAGCGGACACCCGCGACATCGACCGAGGCAAGGAGCGTCTGCGCGATCTTGGCAATGAGTCTGAGCGGACTGACCGCAAAGTCTCAGCATCGGCCCGCCGCATGGCGAGCGAGTCGCGTCAACTCGCGGCTGCGCTTCGCACTGTGGCGGGCCTTTTTGCGTCTATTCAGGCCGCGCGTGCCGTTCGCGAGATCACCCGGATCTCGGACGAGTACGCCAACGTCCGCAGCCGGCTCAAGCTGGTGACTGAGAGCACCGAGGAGCTCAACAAGGTCCAGGAGGCGCTGTTCAAGGTCGCCCAGGAGACCAGTTCCGAGTTCTCCGGCGTGGCCGAGCTCTACTCGCGCACAGGCCGGGCGCTCAAGGATCTGAACCTGACGACCGAGCAGGCCGTCGACTTCAACCGCCTAGTGGCGCAGTCGTTCGCCATCTCCGGCGCCAGCACCGCCGAGGCGGCAGGCGCCATTCGGCAGCTTTCGCAGGCGCTGCAGTCCGGCGTACTGCGCGGCGACGAGTTCAACTCGATCAACGAGCAGGGCGGCCGGCTGATGCAGGCGCTGGCGGATGGCATGCGCGTGTCGCGCGGGGCGCTTCGCGGTCTTGCCGAGCAGGGCAAGCTGACCTCCGATGTCGTGCTGCCGGCGCTCATGTCTCAGGTAAGCGTGCTGGGCCGAGAGTTCTCCTCGCTGGACGACACTGTGGGCCGCGCGGCTCAGCGCCTGCGCAACGACTTCCAGCGCTCCATCGCACAGGCCGACATGAGCGAGCTGATCGCCGCGATGGAGGAGTTGCGCGCGGTGCTGACCGATCCCGAGGTGCAGCAAGGTCTGCTGGCCATCGCCACTGGACTGGTCAAGATCGCATCTGCTGCCACCGAGGCGACGGCCAAGTTCGGCATCCTGGCGTCCGAGATTGCCAAGACCACCCGCGAGACGCTGGACGGCGGCGATGCGCTCGACGCCTACATGGTCGCCATCTCGCCATTCCGCAAGCTCAAGATCGTGGGCCAGAGCGTGCTGTCTCTGATGGCCGACGAGATCGAGGAGGTCGGCACCGCCAGCGCCACCTACAAGGGCCCGGTCTCGGAGTTCTTCAAGTCCATTGAGGACATGACCGGCCGGGGCGGCGAGTTCTCCCTGCTGGTCAACCAGACTGCCGACGGCTTCTTCAACTGGGGACGCGGCGCCGCCGCCGCTGCCGAGGGCACCAAGCAGTTCAGCGAAAGCGTGGCGGAACAGATCGCCGAAATGCAGGCTGTCCTGGATCTGACCCGACAGGGCATCGCCCTGGCCGAAGCCGAGACCCGCGCCCGCCTTGCGGCCGCCGGCGCCAGCGCCGAGCAGATCGAGGAATACATTAAGGCCCAGCGCGCCCTTGCCGGTGTCGCTGATGCCGAGGACAAGGCCGCCGAGGCGCGCCGTGCCAGCGAGCAGGCGTCCGAGGATGCCGCCAAGGCGCTTTCCGAATACGCCGGGGGCCTGATCGACCTGCGCGCCCAACTGATCTCCCTGAGCCGGACGGATGCCGAAAGCGCGTTCGACACCCTGCTGGAGCGGCTGCGCCAGATCGACCTGCTGCTGGCAAATGACCTGCTGAATCCTGAAACGGCAGCGGATCTCGCCTCACGGTTCATGGACCAGTACCAGGAGAGCTTCGCCAGTGGGCTGGACAGCCTGGCCGAAACGACCGAGAAGCAGCTGGAATCGCTAAAGGATCTGCTGTCATTCGACATCGGCCTCACGCTGGCCGACAGCTTCAACGAATCCACCCGCGCCGCCTTTGAGTTGCTGAACGCCAGCGAGGCGATCAACCAGGCGCAGATCCGCTATCAGGCCGTGATGGACGATGCGGATGCGACGGCCGAGGATCGGGCCGCCGCTGAGATGCGTTGGCGCGACCAGCAGCTCAAGGGCACTGCCGCCGTGCTGGGCGCCATCCAGGGCGCCACCAAAAAGGGCGGCGACGGATACAAGGCTCTGGGCGTCATCATCCAGGCACTGAACACCGTTACCGGCATCCAGGCAATCCTTGCCCAGGCCGCCGCCGGCGATCCGTTCACCGCGTTTGCCCGGGCTGCTGCAATGGCCGGTCTGGTGGCATCGCTTGGGGTCACCATCGCCGGTGCCTTCGGCGGAGGCGGAGGCGGAGGATCAGATCCGCTTTCCGGCACGGTCCTCGGCGATGATAAATCTCGGAGCGAGTCGATTGAGCGCGCTCTTGAGATAACTGCCGAATCGACAGAGGCGATTGTCGGCATAAACACCTCGATGCTGCGCAGCCTGCAAACGCTGACCGCATCCATCAATAATCTCGGCGGCCTGCTGGCGCGTCAGGATCTCGGATCTATATCGATTCCGCAGCCGAACGCATCAGCCCAGGCAGCTAGTGGTGGCGCTGCGCTCGGGGTTGCCGCGTTTGGCGGATTCATTGACATTGGCGTTTTGGCGCTTGGCGCCAACAAGGTCATCAAAGAGCTCGGCCGAGCCCTGGACAAGATCGGGCTGGACTTCGTGGGCAGCGTCCTCGGCGGAGTTGGCGACCTGGTGATCGGCGGTCTGGAGAAGATCGGCGAGGCAATTTTCGGCGGCGAGCGCCGGGCAACTCAGCAGGGCGTCGAGATTCTGGCAGGAACTGTTTCTGAGCTTATCGACGGAACGCTGATTCAGGGTTATGCCCGGATCCGCAAGAGTCGCGGGCTTCGGGGCCCGAAGTATTACGACCAGATCCTAGATCTTCCCGGCGAGGTGGAATCTCAGTTCCAACTCGTTTTCAGCAACATCGTCGACACGGTAATCGAATCGGCGACAGCCCTAGGCATAGACCAGACCCAGATTGATCGCGCGCTGCAGTCCGTCGAGATCGAAGCCGTTAGGTTCAACTTCCTGAACAAGACGGGCGAGGAGATCGCAGAGGAGCTGAATGCCGGCTTCTCCAACATCTTCGACAAGCTGGCCATGCAGGTCGTGCCCTTCATCGACAGCTTGGCTCAAATCGGCGAAGGAGCCGGCGAGACCCTTGTGCGCGTTGCCTCCAGCATTGCCGTTGCTAATGCCGGGCTGGAGCGCGTTGGCCAAAGCATCGCAGCTAATCCGCTTGAGGAGGTCCAGCGCCAATATGCTGATCTGATCCGCAACATCCCGGGGCTTGCGGAGGCTGCGGCCGAGATCGACGAGATGATCGCCACGCGCATCGCGCGGATCTCGACGGCGCTCATTGATGCCGCCGGCGGCTTTTCCGAGTTCGCGGAACTTACCGGCAACTTCGTCAAACAGTTCCGCTCTGAGCAAGAGCAATTCGACATTGCCACCCGCGAGGCAACCTCGGCGATGGAGGATCTCGGATTCGGGCTCCCTGCGACGCGGGAGGCATTCGTCGCACTTCTTGATGGATTTCAGATCACCGATGAGGCGAGCGCCCAACTATACGTTTCGCTATTGCAGCTGGCCCCCGCCCTTGATGCCGTATACGACACAGCCGAGCGCATCTCGCGCGACGCCTTCCAGTTCGGCACGGCCTTCGGCCTGAACGATGGGCTGGATCCGCTGCGCAAGGCTCTGCTGGACGTCGGCCTGAGTCTTTCCGAAGTGCAGCAGGCCGCCAATGGTGGCAACGACGCCCTGCGGGATCTGTTCGTCGGCCTGACCGAGGCCGAGCGCGCCGCGCTTGAGCCGTTCACCCGCGACATTCTGGCCCTAGTGCCGCCGATGGAGGATGTCGTCGACGTGATCGAGGACACCGCCGAGGCCGCCATCCGCCTGGCCGAGAGCATCGCCGAGTTGGGCCTGGCCCTGCGCCGTCAGCTGGTGGAGATTGCCGGGGGCAGCGTTGCCGCCTTCGACATTCAGCAGGTGCTTGCCGGCATCGGCGCCGCCACCACGCCGGAGGAGGTCGTCGGCCTGCTCCCTGCCCTGCAGGCGGCGCTCACCGACTCGTTCAACGAGCAGCTGGACGTCATCAACGCCACCCGCGACGCCCAGATCGACGCGGCGCGCGAGGCTTCCGATGCCGCGATCGATGGGATCCGCTCTTTCTATGACGCCGAGCGCCAAGCCGCGCAGGCCGCATCGGCTGCGGAGGTGGAGGCCACCCTTGCCCTGATCGATGTCCGCCAGCGTGCGGCCGAGCGGCAACTGGAGAACGAGCAGCGGCTGGCCCAGCGCGCATTCAATGAGGCGCAGGAGGCAGAGCAGGCTGCCTTTGAGGCTGGGCGTCAGGCGCTGGTATCAGCCGAGGAGGCGCTGCTGGATCAGCGTCTGGCCAATATTGATGCTGCCCAGCAGGCCGCTGTCGATGCCTTTGAGGCGCAGCGTGTAGCGGCCCGTTCGGCATCTGATGACGCGCTATCTGCAGTCCTCGCAGTCATCGATGCCCAGCAGTTTGCCGCCGAGCGTCAGCTTGCCAACGAGCAGCGGCTGGAGCGCCGCGCGTTTGATCGTCAGCAGGAGCTTGAGCGTCTGGCATTCGAGAATGGCCGTCAGTCGCTGGTGGATGCGGTCAACGAGCAGATGGAGGCCGATCTTGCCGCCATCGACGCCCAGATCGAGGCCGCCCGTGAGCTCGGCCAGACCGTCGAGCGTCTGCGCGACACGGCCGCCGGCCTCCGAGAGTTCGTCGAGGACTTCGCCAGGACCGACGCTGCTGCCCAGCCGTTTGAGGAGGCCCTGCGGCAATTCCAGGCGCTGGCCTCGGCAGCCCGTGGCGGCGACGTGGATGCCGCCGGCCGTTTGCAGGGCGTCGCCTCCGACATCCTGAGCCGCGCCGAGCAGAACGCATCGACCGAGCAGGAGCTGCGCCGGATCCAGTCTCAGGTGCTGCGCGAGACCCTGGCTGTCGCTGATGCGCTGGACGTGGCCAGCATGGACGAGCAGACGCTTGAGGCGCTGGAGGCGCAGCAGGAGGCCATCCGTCAGGCCGCACAGGCCCAGATTGATGCGCTCAACGCGCAGACCGAGGAGTTGTCGCTTGCCTTCCGGTACGCCCAAGAGGATGCGGCTTACTTTTTCGGCCTCGGGCTGCAAGACGTGACCTCTGCGCTTCGGGATTCATTCCAGCAGCAGATCCAGCAGGAGCGGGAAAGCGCTGCCGCTGCGCTGCAGGCAGATCTCGACGCCATCGCTGAAGCGCAGGAAGCCAGCGCCGCGCAGTTCGACGCCCAGCGTGAAGCCGACCGCGCCAACACACAGTCCCAGATAGACGCCATCAACGAGCAGACGGCCGTCCTGGAACGCGCGCTTGAGTACGCCCAAGAGGATGCCGCCTACTTCTTCGGTCTGGCCCAGCGCGATGCGTCGGATCTGCTGCGCCAGACCTTCACCGATGAGGCCAATGCAGCCCGCGACCAGGCTGCTGCCCTGCTGGATGCCCAGCTGGCCGCCCTGGATGCCATGCAGCAGTCGGCCATTGCCGCTGAGGAGGCCGCCCTGCGCGCCGCTGTGGATGGCATCAACGCATCCGCCGAGGCGAGCATCCAGTCGCTCAAGGACGCGCTGACGGCGCAGCTGACCGGCCTGCTGAACGTGCTGCCGGCGCTGGCCGAGGCGCAGGCCCTGGACGGCATGGCCCAGGCTCAGGCCCTTGAGGATGCCAAGCAGGCCATCGTCGCGGCGGTCAATGCCAGCGGCGATCTGGTCTATTCCGGCTTTGAGGGGCTGGGCCTCGCCCTGCAGCAGGCCAAGCTGGAGGTGGAGGTGGTCGCTGACTTCCTCGCCAACACCGAGTTCCTGCCGGACGACCTCCGCGTGCTGGCCGGGAACGCCTATGTCGAGGTCCAGCGCCTGGTGAGCTTCATTGCCAACGCCGACCAGCTGCCGACCGACCTGCGGATCCTGGCATCGGAAACGGCAACCACGCTGGTGCGCGGGATCCAGTTCATCGTTGAGCAGGACGTGCCGCCGGACGTGAAGGAACTGGCGCTCAAGATCAACGACACCCTAACCCGCGATGTGCGCGCGGTGCTGGCATCGGATCTCGACATTGAGGCCAAGACCCTTGCCCTGCAGCGCGCGGCGGAATACACGACCACCGTCAATGCCGTCCTAGCATCCGGGATCGACAACGACGCCAAGCGGCTGGCTCTGGATGCGCTGGCCATCGGCACCGGCACCGTGAGCGTGGATGCCGATGTCTCGCTGAACCCGTCCGGCCGGCTGGATCAGGCGTTCACGGATCTGGTCGGCAACACCAGCGACACCGTGGACGCCCTGGACAGCGGGCTCTACTGGTGGAACAGCAAGAACCTGGTCACCGAGTCGCTTTTCCGGATCGCAGCCTCCAACGGCGCGATGGCAAGTGGTCTATCGAATATCCAGACGCTGGCCGACCGATCCAACAAGCTGTTGAGCTATATCGCCCTGCTGAATCAGCAGGCGCGCAACAACATCACCAGCGACGAGCTGCAGAGACTCAATGATCTTCGCAACAACTCCGGGCAGTTCATTTCGACGCCTTTCCAGTCCTCCGGTCCCGGTGCGTTCGGCAGCTACCAGACGGCTCTGTTCGCGGCTCAGCTACAGCCTGAAATCGGATTCAACGGATTCGCCGATCAGTTCCGAAACCTGCAGGCAACTCCGTCCGCCCTCGGCAACGCCTTCGTGAACGGCCAGGTCCAGGCCTTCGCCGATGGCGGCATGTTCACCAATAGCGTCGTGAGCGATCCGACCATTGCCCCGATGGCCCTGTTCGGCGAAGCCGGCCCCGAAGCGATCCTGCCGCTGACGCGCCTGGCTGACGGCTCGCTGGGCGTTCGGGCCATGTCTTGGGCGTCTGGCGGCGGCGATGCGACGGCGGCCGAGGTGCGGGCCCTGCGCGCCGAGCTCGCGGATCTCAAGCGGTCCAACCGGGAGGGCCAGATGGCCATTGCCAAGTACACGATGGAGACCTCCAAACAGCTGCGCCGGTGGGATGACGGCGACCGCCTGCTGGTGCGGGTCGAGCAGGATGAGGGCGACACCCTGGCCGTGGAGGTGACGCCGTGAAGCTGATCGTCCGCACCAAGATCACCGAGGACAACCTGCAGGCGACCAACGTCCCCGAGGACGACGCGCCGCTCTGGGTGATGGCGGGAGACTACGACATCGGCGCTCAGGTGATCTACGAGCACAGGGTCTATGAGTCGCTGATCGACGACAACCCGGACCAGCCGGACCAGGGCGCGGCGGCAACGCCGGCCACCTGGCTGGATCTCGGGCCGACGAACCTGTACCGGAGCTTCGATGAGGCGGTCGGAACCCAGACCACCAACCCCGGCACCGTCCAGTTCACCTTCCGGCCTGGCAACGTCAACAACGCGGTGGCCATCTTCAACCCGTTCGGCGCCACCGCCAGGGTGGAGGTGATCGACCCGAACGATGGCGTGGTCTACGACGAAACGATGTCTCTGGTGGACAACACCGACATCACAGACTGGTACGCCTACTTCTTCGAGCCGATTGAGCCAGGCACCAAGGATCTGGTGTTCCTGGATCTGCCGCAGTACGCCCTGGCCGACATTCGCATCACGATTGACGCCGGCATTGAGGAGGCCAAGTGCGGCGAGATCGTCATCGGTCGGATCAAGCTGATCGGCGATGCGCAGTACGGCACCAGCGTCTCCATCGACGACTTCTCGCGCAAGGAGCGCGACCAGTTCGGCAACTTCATCGTGGTGCCGCGCCGGTTCGCCAAGCGGGCCAGCTACGACATCGTGCTGGACACCCTTCGGATCGGGACGGTGCAGCGCGTCCTTTCCGAGATCCGTACCACCCCGACCGTGTTCATTGGTGACGAGTTGCGGGAAGAGACCATCCTTTATGGCTTCTACCGCGACTTCAACATCGTCATCTCGGGCCCGGTCATCTCCGACTGCTCCATTGAAGTTGAGGGCCTGACCTGATGCCTGCTCCAACCGTCTCCGCGTTCCCGACAGCCCCCAGCCGGCTGAACCCAGGGACCGACTTCGTTCTCAAGTCCGACGGCTTCGTCGCGCACTTCTCCACCTTCGTCCCTGAGATCAACGCGCTCGGCGAATTCGTGGAGGACCGCGCCGGCGACGCTGACCTTGCCGCCACCAACAGCGCCGCATCGGCTGCCGCATCTCAGGTGCAGGCCAACCTCGCCCTGCAGTACGCGAACCTGGCCAAGGCATACGCCAACTTCCGGGGGATCTGGGATCCGGTCACCGCGTATCAGACCGGCCAGTCGGTGCGCTACCTGGACAACTTCTTCGTGTCCAACGTCGACAACAACGTCAACCAGACGCCCGTCGATGGCCCCAAGTGGTCATTCCTGTTCGCCGTCACCCCTCCGTGAGGTAAGCCATGAGCTGCAACGAACCAGAAAACCCGCCAGTCATTGGCATCAAGGGCGACCGCCTCGATCTGATCGTGCGGCAGGGCGGCACGTTCGGCCCCAACCGGGTGACGCTGACCAACCCGGACAATAGCCCGGTGGATCTCACCGACATCTCGTTCCGGGGCCAGATCCGGCGCACGCCCGATGCTGCTGTGGTCGCCGCCAGTTTCTCGTTCACGATCGTCGACGCATCGCTCGGGATCTTCGAGTTCAGCATCCCGGAGCCGCAGACCGCGATCCTGGAGGCTGGCGTCGACGAATGCGCCGATGAGTCGCTGTATTTCTACGACATCGAGATGTTCAGCCCCGGCGGCATTGTGACGCCGCTCTTTTACGGCGAGTGCCGTGTATTCCGCGAGGTGACCCGATAATGCCCACGACCATCCTCCCCTCTGGCGAGATCAAGGCGACCATTGCCGTCGGGCAGGGCCCGGCCGGACCCAGCACCCAGGCCGCTCAGAATGCCGCCGTGACCGCTGAGGCGGCCCGCGACGTGGCGCTGGCGCAGGCTGGCGTCGCAACCGCAGCTGCGGCCCAAGCTCAGGCCGTGTTCGACGACTTCGACACCCGCTACCTCGGGGCCTTCGATTCTCCGCCGACGCTGGACAACAACGGCGACCCGCTGGTGCAGGGCGCGCTCTACTTCGACAACGGGCTGGGCTATCTCCGCGCCTACGACGCCAATCTGGGCATGTGGCGCGACTCGGCGGCGGCTGTCGCGGACGCCGTGGCAGCTCGGGATCTGGCGGTCGCGGCATCCAGCCAGGCTGTCGCCTCTGCGGCCAGTGCTGACGCTTCCGAGGCTCAGGCCCTGCAGTACCGCAACGAGGCGCTGGCGGCGCGCGATGACCTGCAGGCGGCCTCGCCTGGTGTGTCCGAGTTGAACCCGACCGCAGGCAGCGCGCCGCTGGCCGATGCCCGTGGCTTCATTGACGAAGGCTGGATGCTGCCGGTCCAAAGCGCCACCGAGCGACATGCCCAGCTCGCAATCCGTCGTCAGCTTATGGCCGGTTCGGGGTTTTTGGAGTTCGGTCGAACGCTCGGCGCAGCGACCAAGGCGGCCGGCATCGGGGCCACCAACGAGCGGATCGCGCTCGGTGACGGCGCCAACGGCACAAGCCGGACGACGTTCGTCATGCTCAACTCGCACGGCATTCGGCACGCTGTCGGATCGGATCTGGCGGTCGGCCGTGGCGCTGGTGCGGGCGAGGTTCGCGTCCACCTTCCGCCGGCATCGACATCGCCGGCGCTGCCCTCATTCCAGACCCTCGTATTCGCCGAAGTATTCAGCCAAGCCGTCACAGGCGTCAGCGGTTCCAACCGTATCTTCCCTCGTGGCTTTGTGCAGAATCAGTCCTCGTCTTTCTCTGGTGTAACCCTCAGCAACGCCAACAGCCCTGCTTCGTTCAGTGCATACGGTAAATGGGACGTAGATAACGGTACTGCTGTTGCGGGCTTTTCCCTCGCATATTCCACAGCTACCCGCCAGCAACTCCTAGACCTTCTCGATGACCCAGAGACTGCTGAGACGCTATGGTGGGATGGTGGTGTGCTGGTGCAAGACCTTATTAGGGAAACACTGATCAAGTGTCTGAATTTTGCGCCGCTCCGCACTTGGGCGCCAAGAGTCGGCTGACTTTGCGGTTTTCAGCACGTTTGG